TTAGTACCTGACTTAGGCCCTAAATCACCTGTTGCAGCTGTTGTAAATAATACGTTACAAGAAGTGTCAGAGCTTTCATCAGCAACTGTTACTGTAGTTGCTATTGCAGCTGTACCAGTTGTACTTTGATTAAGTGTACCTACAGTTATAGCACCTCCAGCTGCCATAGATATATCAGAGGATGCACTGTTTATATTTGAAAATATTTGATCTTCAAAATTACTAAAAGATATATTTTTAGTAGGATCACCTGATGCGCTTTCATCAGAAAAAGCAATTAGATCTGCTTGAGCTACTGCAGTTGCTGTTGTTAAACTACTATCACTTATATCTAAAGTTACTGTAGGTGCTGGTCCACCACTGTTAGCTACTGCTATACCATTACCAGCATTTACTCCTGTTACGTCTCCAGACGCGTTAGAAGTTCCTAAAGCAATAAACTCTGTTCCGTTATGAAACTTTACTGCATTATTATCGCTATCGTAAAATATACGTCCTTCATAATCTTCACCTGAAGCAGATGGATTTCCAGCTAAATGCTGTAACGATATATTCGTTAATTGATTTTTATTTAGATCTATGTCTACTAAATGTTTTATACTTGCCATTTTATTTTTGTTTTATATTGTTTATTTTAATTAAAAAAAGCTTTTCCTGAGAAAGAACTTTGAAAGTCTAAAGTAACTTGATTAACACTGTTATAAGTTATTTTACCTACTACTACTTGATTGCTAGAGTCAACAACTGTAACAGAACTTTTTTTACCTAAACCATGAGTGATTACCCATTGTGAGGCAGGAACTCCTTGATCATGCACATAATTTGCATCTCCTGTGTAAATATTATTTGTTACTTTAGCTTGCTTTAACCACTTTGCCATATCTATATATTTATATATTTTGTTTTACCATCTATTTTTTTTGCTAATGTTAATTTTTTTCTATTTTCACGATGTGTAACATAACTCACATGTATCCAATTAGGATTATCATCATCTCCAAATTCCCATATTAATTGATCAAATATTAAATTATCTTTTATATAATGAAACATTTCTGCATTTGTTTTATATTTAAATGTGTCATCTAAATCTAAAGCTTGACCTTTCATATGTTGTGAATTTTTAGAACCTCCTATTGCTGTATTAACAGGCTCTCCTCTAAACATACTAGTTATTTTTATTGGACCTCCAACCCACTCTCTTAATGGTTCAAATAAATCTCTAGCAATTTCTTGCATACACTTTAATTGTTCAGGCCCAGGAATATTATCTAAACCTCTTCTTAAAGCTGTAGCACTTGTTACCGCTTCTTTATAACTTATATGTTTACTTATATTATTCATTTATTATGCTTTTTTAAATATTGCGTATTCTATTACTACAGACTCGTCTATTGCAATTACTTCTATACCAAGATTTACTTTAGCTGGAATGTATGCAAACTCTCCTGTAGCTATTTGTCCATAAGCTGTTCCTGCTGCAGTTCTTATATCTACAGGTTTACTGTTTGTACTACTTATATTTTTTATATATACATAATGAGCTCCAGTACTAGCTGCTGCTAATTCTGTAGGTCCACTATGCAATATAGTAATTCTACCTACATCCGCAGGATCTGTAGTAGTTAAAGTATTTGTTAAAGATAAATTAATACTATCTAATAAAGCGTTCGAGCTAGATATACCTAATGTTGCGTTTACTGTTGCCATGTGTTTTTATTTTTTATTTTAATTTTTATTATGATGCTTCAAATATCATTACTTCTAATACTGGATTTCCAGAAGCAGCATCTGCTACTAAATCTACTGAAGAGTCCCAAGGATAAAATGCAAATTCTCCAGCTCCTAAAGCTATATTAGTATAATCTAAAGCTGCATTAGTGTCAGCATTTTCACCTATAGTTATTATTTCTGCTGCTACAATACTTGTATTATGAAGTAAAACATATGCTTTTCCATAAGAAGCATTTCCTATTACTATGTTTGCTGTTTCTAGATTACTTGCTCCTGAAGCTATAACTTTTCTAAAGCTTCTATAATCTCCACCTACTGTTAAAACTTTACTCAGTAATACGTTTAAATTGTCTGTTGAAACATTTGAACTTGATAAGTTTAATTTTGCTGTTAATGTTGCCATTTGTTTTATTTATTTTATTGTTATTTTTCTTTCTATGCTTCCATCACTATATATATATAATAAAAGCTTATTTCTTTTTTCTTTACTTGGTCTACCTAATAAATCAGTTATTTGTATTAATTCTCTATCCTCTACAACTCTAGACATTAAAGGTCCAGCATAAGTACCATAACAATATTCATAGGTTAATTGACATATACTATCCCATTCATTCTCACAGCAGTATTCATCTACTTCTATAACCCAAGCATAACATCCATCATTTAAAAAGAAAGGTTCTCCAGGTTCTGTAGCGCTACAATCAGCAGCATACAAACATCCTAATGAATCATGTCCTAAAATTACATTTGCTAATGGGTTGTAGTTCCACGCATTTGGATCCATGCATCCGACAATCGCTTCAATACACGAACCGTTGTCAGTATTAGCAAGTGAATCATAGTTAATAGCAGTACTATCAGTACAACCGTAAATGTAAGCAATACAACTGAAATCTTCTGTATTAGCGTTGGGGTTGTAGTTGAGGGCTGCAGGATCAGTACAACCATACACAAAAGGAGTACAAGTATTATTATCAACATTGGCTAAAGGGTTAAAGTTAAACATAGTGCTGTCTGTACATCCATATATAGGAAGTATACAGCTAAAATCATCTGTATTACAAGTATCACAGTAATTTAATGCAATAGGATTAGTACACCCTAATATAATAGGTATACAAGTTCCATTGTCTGTGTTAGCTATTGGATCATAATTAAATGCAGATGTATCCATACAACCATATATAAATGGTATACAACTACCATTATCAGTATTAGCTAAACTATTATAATTAAACATTGTAGCGTCCATACATCCATATATATAAGGAACACAACTACTATCATCTACATTTGCTAAAGGTGCGTAATTCCACATACTAGTATCAGTACAACCGTAAACTACACCCTCACAAGTTCCGTCATCTGTATTTGCTAAAGGATTGTAATTAAAAGCTATAGGAGATGTACAACCAAATATAACTTGAATACAAGTATCTGGAGTATTAGCATTAGGATTATAATTAAATGCTAAAGGTTGCATACATCCTGTAATAACAGGTAAACATCCTCCATTGTCTACATTAGCTAGATTGTTATAATTAAAAGCTAATGGATCTGTACATCCAAATACTGCTGATGTTATACAACTATCTTGTACATTTATATCTGTATAATACCCATTTGCTGTATCAACATGATATTCTAAATATGCTGGTGATATACAACCAGGATAATAATAACAAGGTAAAGCTGTATTAGCACTATCAATATAATTAAATGCTAAACTATCTAAACATCCATAAACTTTTTCTTCACATATATTACCACAATATGTAGTAGTAGTATAAGTATTAAAAGGTACTATAAATGGAGGTTGTATACTTATTGTTGTATCTCCTAGTGGGTTTATTAATGTAAATCCACATTCAACAGCAGTGTGTTGTGCTTGTTGAGATACAAAAAGTTTTGCGTTAACCTCAGCTGGAGCATATAAACCTAAATCAAAAGTTTGATTAAATGATTGAGAAGTCATAATAAATATAGAAGTATCTGCATCTTGCCATATTTCTAATCTTGTCCCTACCCAACCATTACCTATAAGATCATGTAGTATTAATGTATATCCACACGAATCAATTTCTTCCATTGTATTTGCAATAGGATCATAATTATACATTATACTATCAGTGCAACCATATATTTTTAAAATTGCACAACTACTGTCATCTACTGTTGCTAGTGGGTTGTATTCTATATAATCATCATCCATACAACCTGGTACAGGTGGTGGAGGTATGCAAGTGTCAGATAAAAACGTATGTGAAGAATCGTTGCCAAAATTAGGAACATCTCCAAAAACTAAGGTGTCTCCACACTGTACTACATAATACGATCCATCTTGTCCTCCCCACAATGTACCAGCTAATCCATCTCCATAAGTATCGTTTATAGTAAAAGTTAAATTACCTTGAGGTAAACAATTTACTATATATTGAGGTTGATAATCAGGAACATTTGTATAAGGTCCTCCTGTTAAAAGTATATTACCTAATGAATCTTCAATTTCCCAAGAAGTTTCTTCTGGGTATTGATCTAAATTTACTATTATTAAAGTTGGTACACACGGTGGTGGTGGTCCAGGTGGTGGGCAAGGTAATATAGTTATTGTACTATCTCTTTGAAAAAATGATCCTATTACTGGATCCCAAGATAGTATTGGACCTTGACAAGCATTACCTACTCTAAAGCTAGCAGGTTGTTGTGACATCCATCCATCTCCAAAACTATCATTTAAAGTAACAGTATAGTTACCACTCCAAACATCTAGAATAGTATCTAAATATTCATATTGAGTTGTTGGTTGATAAAATATTGATGTATCTCCTGTAGAGTCAGATACCATAAAAAAGTTAGACTCTGAAGGTGCGTAAAAATCAAACTGTACTTGAAACCTAACCCAAGAATCTTGACCACAACATTCTTTAGGAGTTGAGCAAGCAGCTAAAATAATTAATAATAATATTGTTAATTTTTTCATTGTTCTTTTGTTTTTACTTTTTCAAATGCACTAATACCAAAACATCCTAATGTTACCATAACAAATGAATTATATATAGTATCATTAATCTCTAATTCTCCACCTCCTACATAGCCCATATATATAATAGCAGTAGTTAGATCTATAATAGCAAATAATACCATAACACCAAAAGATATAAAACCAATTATATTCTTTTCATTTATATCATTTTTATTTTGAAATAATTTCCACATGTTAAAAATCGCTCATTAATATATTATCTATTTCTTCTTGTACTTCTTCTCTTGTTGCTAACATTTTAAAACTAAGGTCTGCTTGAAACCTTGCTACTTCTTCTCCGTCTTTAAATATTATAATAGTAGGTATAACTGCTATTTTATGTTTTTTCTGTATTGCAGGACTTGTAGAAATATCTACATAAGATAAAGTTTTAACATCTTTTAATTTATCTATCCATGCAACAGCATTTGCTTTATTCCATTCTGCATTAAATTGAGAAACTTGTATTTGCGCAAAAGCGCTTGAGCCAAACAATAACAGAAATAAAAGCAATAATTTTTTCATTATCTATTATATAATTTATCTTCTATTCGTTCTAAAGTTTCCTTCATTTCGTCAACATCTTTTTTTGTTTCCATAATAGTATTACGTATCATCTGATCTTTCATATCAAACTCCATACGAGTTATTTCTGGATCTGGAGCTAAAGGCAATTCTTTTGCTTCTGCAATGTCTGCTTGTAAAGTAAACCACATTCCTACAAGTGTTGTTATTAAAAAAGCTACTCCCCCTAGTGTTTTAATACTAAGTTTTACTGCCGTATCTTCATTTACCTCTTTTGCCATTATAGTTCAAATCCAAGATTAAACAGCATAAATCTAAATTTTGAGCAGCTTGTTTTTTTATTCCCACAAGTTATACAAGGACAAAACATAATTTCAAGAACAGTTAATGTTCCTATTCTAATATCTACCATGTATTTCTCTTTCTTATTTCCTGCTTTCCAACTATTTATCCAATTCATTTTTTTTATTTTTAAAATATTATATAATTAATTCCTAATTTAAAATCGTACCATTCTCTGTTCCAGTACTTATTATATTTTCCTTCTACAAAATATCCTAAGCTTTTATTTATTTTTATACCATAAATTAAACCTCCAGAATAATCCATCCATTGACCATTAACATAATTGTGATATGAAAATTCACCACCATCATCATAATGATAAGGCATAAAATTACCCCACGCGTGTAGCCATGTTTTTTTCTTATACCTGTAATAATCAAATCCTAAAACAATTGAGTGTTGTATTATATTTGATAATTCATTTCTTTTTTTATCTGTATAATCAGACAATACCTTTGGTATTACTACTTCTTTCCAAACGTCTGAACTATTAGCTACTACATTACCATTAGGATCAGTATATATACTATTGTATACATCTACATTATATCCTTCCTGTATTGCTAAATATGTATAATGTAAATTACCATTATTTAGTAACCATTCATCTAATGGATTATAACCATAAGGTTCTGCTAATCTATGTGTTGCTCCTACACTAAAAGAAAGATGTCTATTTTTTTTCCATCTATATCTTTCTGATAATTCAAAGTATTCTACATCAGCAAATCCATCTTTTACATATTCTACTTTAGCGGCCATTTGATTTACACACAGAGGTCCATCACAATCATCATCAGAACTATATCTAATAAAATGATGTTGATTTATATAATCTATACCTTGCTGTCTAGAGTAGTCAATTTCAAATAAATATTCAAATCCTTGAACTTTACCTACTGTTGCTGCATCTGTATAATTAGACTCCGTTCCATCATAAAAAGTGCTAGCTCTATTTTCATATCCAAATCTAGCTATTTTTCTTATCCCTATTGTAAGTGAGTAATCATATGGAGTTTCAATTAAATCAGTATTTAAATATCCAGGAGTTACAGAAAATGTTTCTACATCAGATATAGATGTACCTCCATTAACAGCCCCATAAAATGTAGCAAATTTTAATTGCTTTTTTAAAATAGACTGTCCTGTAACAGTTCCTGCTATACACAATACAGATAATAATATGATTATTATTTTTTTCACTTATCCTTTATATGCTATCAGTATTCCACTATCTAATTCTATAGAATCAAAATTACCATACAACGTTTGATACTGAGCAACAGGAATAGTTGCTGGTTCATTTAAAATGTTTGTTGTACATTCTGAAGTATCTATTACTGTATCCATTAATGCGTATACTGCAAAAAATGGGCCAGTATGTTCATTAGTATCAGCTATATATACAGCTTGACTAACATTATTAAAGTTACCATAATAATTAATTGTACCAGATCCTGATTGTCTAGTGTTTATTTCTATATTATTTAACAGTTCTTCTTGTTTAGTTCTTATTGTCATTATTCCGTTATTTTTATTATTTGATTAATTTGCTTAGCTGTTATATCTTGTGGTAAAAGATCTTCTGGAATAATATTAAGTTCAATATTAATTTCTTCTTTCATTGATTCTGTTAATGCATCCATCTGAGTTCTTCTTGCATCAACTAGTTCTTGATTATCTTTTTCCATTTGTTGTATTTTTTCTTTAGCTCCTTCTTCATTTGCTTCAGCTATTGCATTTACTTCTGTAGCTAGTTTCATAAATTCTTCAGTAGGTTTTCCTGCTTCTTCTAAATCTTTTAAAGCTTCTCTAAGAATTTCAATATTTTTACTTACTACTAATCCAAATTCTTTACCTTTTAATTCTTGAACTGAAAATAGTCCGTTAATTAAAGTTATAAAATCTTTTTTTGCTGCATTAATTGTTTTTGTTTCCATTGTCTATTTTGGTTTGGTTATTATTAATTTATCACTAAAAAGTGAATTTTACTTGCTGTGGCTGATGTTGCTCCAGTAGCCGCTGGATTATGCACTGATATTACAAAACTACCATTGTCTATTGTATGTGTAGCTGCAGTTATCTGTGCATTATTAGTTGTATTTTCATCTTGTACTGTTAACATAATAATTGAAGTAGTAGTTACTGTACTATTTGTTACAGTAAATTCTGCATTAACTGCTGCTGATAAAGCTACAGCTGCTAATTGAATTATTCCAGCAGTTGCATTAATTGTAACTCCTGATGAATGATTTGTAGATTGAGTAACTGTACCTTTGTTTGTGTATGTAATTCCTTTTGTAGCACTAGCTATAACTAAGTTACCTGTATTAACTGTAACATCTTGACCTTCTTGTAATACTGTTAGTCCAGCTGTTGCTGTTCCTCCAGTGTAAGTTTTTAATTGTATATCTCCATCTGCGTCTCCTGAAGTAGATCTACCTGCAGTAATAACTACATCTCCACCAGCACCACTTCCTGTTGCTGTTCCACCTGTTAAATTTAAATTACCAGCTCCACCATTTACACTTCCTCCACTTTCTAATGTTAAGGCTAATCCTGAAGTTGAACTTTCTGTAGCTGTAGGTTTTATTGTAGGAGCATCAGTATTTAAAAATCTAATACTTCCTTTTACATTTAATGCTTCTGCAAAAACTGCTGTAGGAGTATCTTCTCCTATAAAAACTTTACCATCAGAATCTATATTAATTCCTTCATGAGTTCCGTTACCGCTTAACCACCCTGTACCTAAATCAATATCATAATCACTCATATCCAAATTAGCTGTTGCAGTTGATAAAGTAGCTGCTAATGTAATTGCTCCAGCAGCATTAGTAATTGTCATATTACTTCCTGCAGTAAGAGTTGCTAATGTAGGTATTCCTGATGTAGCATTACCTATAAGTAATTGTCCGTTTGTAGACATTGCTGAAGTGGCAGCTATTGTATCGTTAGCACTTGCATATAACATAGCTCCTTTAGCTATTGTAGATAATCCTGTCCCACCATTTACTACAGAGTTTTGTCCTGTTATAGTTCCTGTAAAATCTATTGATTTTAAAAATCCTGCGTTTGCATTATTACATGAATTTAAATCTATCCCAGCTTCTAAAGCTGTTAATACGATATTATTAGAAGTAGTAGCTACAGTTAATAATCCTGTATCTCCTGATTTTATTCCTTTAAAATTTAATTGATTTTTATTTGTTATATTTACATATAAACTTTCACTGCTTGTGCCTGTAGTAGCTAAAGAAGCAAACAATGAACTTACTTGTAGTTTTCTAGGTACACCAGTTACGCTGTTAGCAGTTTCTAGAAAATCGTAATCATTTACACTTGTTTTTACAAGTGATCCTAAACTGTATATATTTTTATTAGTTGCCATATTTTATTGCTTTTTTCTGTTATTTAGTATAGATATATTACAGTCTGCACAAAATTTGTTTACAAAGTTAAGAAAATTATCGTAATAATTAATATTTGTAGTTATGCTAATAGTATTCATATCTAAACATTGTGTATAATGTTGTATTTTTTGAGTTGAACATCCGTTGTGTATTCCAGATGGGAATGAGCTAGGAGTTGTTAATGTCCATATTGTTCCATTTAACCAAGTTGCTAAAGGATGTCCAGTTGGAAGTTCAAATTTAATTACATCTCCTACATATGTAAAATTATTTGATGGGTTAGAAAGAGCATCTACTCCAAACCAACCAGTAGGAAAATTATCATATGCTGTTACTGTTGTTCCTTCTCCCGGATTTATTAAGCTTGCTCCTGCGTGTGCAGGTTGATGATTTATACCTGTACTTGGGCCACCTTGAACCCAAATATCATTACAATTTTGAGCTATTGTTGGAGGAGGTGTTTCTAAATCTTGGCAATTATATAAACAAGATATATCTTGACCTACTAAATAATCAACTAAAATTAACTTCCATTGATCCATTAATGAGCAATCATCTGCTCTACCTACTTTATAATCATTTAACCAATCTGTTCCTTTTTTACTAAGACATGTTTTTATTTTTATTTTAGCTTCGTCTAAACTTGGAGGAATACAAGGACTAGGAGGAGGTAGTATATAATCACACTGTCCAGGAATATTTGCATTTGGATTAAAGTTTGATGCGTTAGGATCTAAACATCCTTGAATTTGACAGCAACAATCACAAACTGCTAATGGATCATAGTTATTTGCATTTGGATCAGTACAACCTACTTTTGGGCTAGTACTATTAATAGTAAAAGCCATTCCTGCATGACATCCATAACTATCAGTTACTACTCCCCAGTAATTACCACTACCTAATTGTGAATATACATTTGATGTTGTATTACCTGTATATGTTACTGGATCTGTATATATTAATGTTGTTTGATTATTTTGATATATTTCAAAAGTCCAAGTAGCTGTATTTGAAAAATTTAAAATTACTGAAACAGATACTGATCCGTCAGTATTAAATGTAGTACAAGTTGAAGTACTATCTGTAGTTGTATATGAAAGTGTATTTGGTATTGCACACGGCATTATACAACAAGAGTTATCCGGACCTATAATTTGTGCAGGAGGATAATAATTACTATTACAGCAATTTTGATATTGATTTGTAGAAGGCCAAGCTAAACATGCAGTATACATACAAGAACCATCATCAATTGTTGCGGTTGGGTCGTAATTTGCAGCACAACTATCTGTACACCCATGAACAACAGGAGGTGAACAATATGAATTACAACATCCTGGCCCATTTAAACAATTGTAAGCTCCAGGTGTGTATCCATTTAAAGTTCCATTCCAAGGATCTATACAATTACCAGTATTTGGATCACAATCATATGAAGGGTATGCACAAGTTCCTGGACATGTTGCTGTAGGATCATAATTATGTGCTGCTGGGTCTGTACATCCAGTTGTTGGTACTTGAACAGAATGAGTTACATCTACAGTACAAACATGTATATTTGCCACCCCATGCGTCCCAGTTAATATAACTTGATAAAAACCAGATCCATTAACTGCTACCCAATTCGTTCCGTTTGTTGTGTCATTGTTAGTATAACTAGCAAAAGTTCCAGATAGACCATTAACTTGACCTAAACTATAAGTTCCAAGACTTGTATAGTTTGTTCCTGTAGGACTATATAGCCATTCAATATCTACAACTCTTCCTGGATCACAAGCAGCAGATGCTGTTAAATACGTTCCACTACAAGGATCTGTTGGGTCTATAAGACTTTCTTGTATTGCGTTTAAATTACAACATGCTGGAGGATTTGGTGTACATAAATTAAATGAAGGCTGTCTTAATAAAGGATCTGAAGGAGTATTACAATATGAAGCATTAGCTATATCATCACAAACTTGTGCTTTTACTATTGCATTAAACTCAGTCCAACAATCCTCCATTGTAGAGGTAGTATTACTATCTACATATCTAAACCTTATAGAATAATAACCATAATCTAAACCTGTAAATGAGTGTGCTGCTAGATTAACATTGTTAAGAGTACCTGCATTTATTGTTCCTCCTATCTGTACTGCTCCAGTAGCCAATGAATTATCTCCATTATTAACTACTTTGTATAATAATATTTCAAATTTAGAATTTGCATCCCACTCTAAATAAAGAGGAAATACTGGGGTTGCTGTAACATTTAATACACCATCGCTATTCCATGTAGAACATGGGCTATTTTCAGTAGCTGCTGATTGCGTGTAAGAAAAAGTATCCCAAGTTGGAGATACTAATATATTTATAGGATCTTCTAAAAGTCCACTAGTTGAATTACATGCTATACAAGTATTATTACTAATTGTTGCATTAGGGTCATAATTAATTGCACTTGGATCCATACAACCATAAGTAGTTACAACTGGATTTTCACTAACAACTACACTGTTGCATTCTACACAATTATCTTCATCAGTTACACATACAGTATAAAAAGGATTAGCAGGAGTGTTAGCAGCTAAACCTCCATGCTGAGCTGTATGCCCTGTTGCAAAAGTTAATGTTACATTTGTATTTGTTGCAGTAGCAGTAACTGTATTTCCTAATGTATCTACTAGTCTAAATTCTTGAACATTCACACCAAGAGTACCAGTTGTAATAGTACCAACATAACTATTAGCTGGTATACCTGTACCAGATACTTGCATACCTGGTTTTATATTTATAGTTGAGTTACAAGTTACTAAAGCTGATCCATTAGTAGTATCACAAGTAGCATCAGTAAAAGTATTACCTCCTGTTGGTGGTTGATACCCTACTGTATTACCTGCTGCATCTGTAATACTTACTGTGTACTCACTACCAGTATTAAAAGGATTTCCTGAAGAAACTCCACCTGAAGTTGCATCCCAATGTATTTCTCCGTCACTAACACTATTTGTAGCGTCAACTGTTGTAACACTAACTGTTAAAGTACAGGTAGTACAACAAGTAGGATCATGTACATAAGTTACATTTGAAAAATTAGATCCTCCTGGTAAATCTGCTGATGGTATTCCAGTTCCACTACAATCAAGTCCAGTTGTTACATAATAACCAGGATTACCTTGAGTATCACAAACGTTATATGTTGCACCTGGAGGAGTAGCACAACTTGTAATATTTTCTGAATAATAAAAAGTACTTACAAAAGATTGAGGAAATTGATTTTGATTTCTTATAGAGTTTACTGTACTTTCATATGATGTAGGATCAGTAGGCGAAGAAAAAACATCATCTACATACCCAGGACCATTTGTATTAGCTGTATAATTAGCTTGGAACCACGCCCAATCTTTACCATCAATATAATCTGTATATCCAGCTATTGAACCACCATCTTGCGCAATTACATCTATTCTTTTAATTACTTGTTTAGCTGTTTGAAATTGATCTACAGTTGTAACTCCATTTTGACCGTAAGTATCAGTTAAAAAATCTCCCCAATTAAAATTAATTCTATTTACAAATTCAAATGGATCTGTCCAGCCAGTTAATCTTGACACATAACCGCGATCTGATAAAGTTCCTGATGGATTAAAATTTGGGTCTGGAGCAATTCTTGTAAAAAGAGTTGTATCTACTCCAACATCTGTTGCTCCTTGAAGCCAGTTTTTTCCTTTACTATACCATTCAGTTCCTGTTTTATTTTCACATGCTCTTACTTCTTGTTCTTGATCAAATGTTTTACTTCCTTGCCAAGGAGCATATTCAAGAATCTGCCAATAATAAGCTCCTACTGGACAAGGAATTGTAAATACTTCTATGTGTCCAGATGCAAATGTTACTTGAAGATCAACATCAAACATACCATTAGCAGTATGATATTGATAAGAACTGTTGTTAGCATCAAATGCTAAATAATCATAATTTAAATGAAAATGAGTTGAATTTGAAGTAGTAGTAAGTGATCCTGCATTTGGAACTCCTTGCCAACTAGTCCATATAGCGGGATTGTAAGCAGTAATATCTTGTACATCTATTACTTCATCCCATCCAGTACCATTAGTAGGTTTTTTTGTTACTTTTATTTGAAGTCCTACATCATAACCTAAACTACCAAATGTATTAACATCATTAAGTGCATTACCACTATATGCTTGTATAGAAATATATCTAGGACCAGTTAAAGGTGACATTTGAGGAGTCACTCTTCCAGTCTTAGCTTTTATAAAAGCTCCTTCAGATAAATTCTCTCTTGTTTTAGGTTTTAAAGGATTATTATACACCGCTTGAGAAATACTAAGTAAATCTGATGATGATGCTGAATATTCAGTACTTGACGTATTACTACTTTGAGCTTGTTGATCTTGAGAAATTTCAAGTGCTCTGTATATACTTTGTACTTCTTCTGAAACGTCTTCGGCCATTTATTATTTATTTAGCAGTCACAACCGCAGTTATTATCACAAATTTCTCTTGCTTTTGTATATTTTTCTAGTATGTCTTGGAAATAAGCATCACTTTGAGTGTCTGCTGCAATCTCAACTGCTGATGATGCGCTTTCTAATAATAAATATACTTTTTGGGCTTTAGCTAATGTAGATGAACATCTTGCACAATCGCAAGAACATTCCATTAATTCATTTGTTAGTTTAGTTAGACAACAGTCTATATCACAATGTATAACAACTGGTCTACAAGAATACTCGATACCTTGCTCATTTAAACATGCTCTATAAACTCCATTAGCATGTGGTAAATTAGTTACAGGAACTACAATCCTACCTTTATGTGTAACTGGATCATAATTCATAACAACTGGAACCATTGCCCCTGAAGCTAAATGAGTTATATTTATAGTTGCTTGTGTAGACGTAGTATCATACGCAGTACCATTAAGAACTAAGATTTTACACGAGTTTGCTACATTTATATGAAAAGCCATAATTTTTTTGATTTTAAAAAAAAAGACCGATAGGGGGACTAACGCCCCCTATAAGTCTTCAATAAAGTTTAATTACTAAGCTGAAATATCAGACTGGTAATATGTTACGTAGATTTCGATAACACCAGCTGTTAAAGCTGCTGTTCCAATCACAAGCTGAATTGCTCCATTAGCAGTAGTTTTATCTGCTACAGCGTTAACTGTAACTTTTTCATCTGCTAAAGATGCATGAGTAGCTGGATTTTGCGAAGCAACTACAGTTAAACCACCTGCTTTAACTACTAAAGTTGGTGAACCACCAGTTGCAAATGCTGTAGTTACACAAGTCATTGCGTCAACAATAATTGAGTTTGCAGGGATAACTTCACTTCTTGCAGGAGTAATTGTTGAAATTGCTCCTCCGTCTACTGCAAAGTCATATACTGCTTTTGCTGTCATTAATTTTGGATATGCCATTTTATTTTTATTTTTTTAAGATTAATATTATAGGTTAATTGGTCCAAAATTAGCTGAAGCTAAATACCCATTTAATTGAGACTCAAATAAATTTGTAATAGCTGCTGTACTTGGGTCCATTGCAATAGTTACTTCAATTAAGTTATCAACTCCGTGAATCTGTGAAGATGAAGAACCGTCTTTAGTAGCTGCAATAGTATACATGTCGTATGCTGTTGCTGTTACAGAAGTATCTGCAGGAGTATTAGGAAGGTGTCCTCTTAAATAGTATCCGTATTGGTTACCTTTTTGATCGTCTTCCATTTTTCTTACATAAAAACCATCACCAATTCCTTGAGATCCAGCTGTAGTAGAAGATAACGTAGCAACAGTTCCATTAGAACCATCCATATTGTCTGCTCCTCTCATTTCAACTAACTCCTCTTGAATTGATCCGTCTGCTTTTACTTCACCTTTTTTCCAACCTGTAATACCAATGTTAGTACCACCGTTAGCTATAGAATTTACCCAATGAGGTAAATCAGCGTTAATAGCTGCTGCTAAAGCTGTACATTGAGTAGTTGGTGTAGCTCCCGCTGCAACAGTATACTCATATGATTTCATTTCAAATGGCTCAGCACCATTAGTCATGTTAATAAGTTTAAACTCGTGAGTAGACGCTGCTGTAGCATTTGTTGCTAATGCAATATCAAATACTTGAGCTGTTTGAGCCGCTGCACTTTTTCCACTCCAGTTAATTACGTCTTTACCGTACATCCAAGGACTAACGATATTTTTTGTAGCTGTTCCTTGTACAATTCTAAATTGTGACGAACTGCTAATTGTGTCTCCAGGTACCATACTTACAGGACCTGTTGCACCTAGTTTTTGGACATCAATCGCTTTGTCTGCTAGTAAACCACTTGTGTAACCAGTGTTCGCAACGTTGTTTCCAATGTATAAATGTCTTGCCATTTTTTTTAATTTTATTAATTAATACTAATTATTCATTTTTTGCAACCTCAACAGATTGCGATTTATATCGAGGGTCACTAATTCCCTCTAAAATGCTCCCTACCGTCATGTCAACAATTTCTTGATGCGTATGTTCAGGCAGTTCACAACCTACCGCCAAAGGTAGTGAAATTTGCTTTGGCTTTCTAATATAAGTTATTTTTAGCTTGTCTATTATAAATATATCACTCGTGTATATATCTATGTACCTTCCTCTAATAGTTGTAAGAGGAGATGTATGTTTTGTTGTGTTAAAAGGGTCATCTAATAATTTAAATATATCATCTTGCTGTATAAATTTATTTAACGCATATTCTCTAGTTGATCCTTGAGGTGCAAGCCTTTTAGCTCCTAATCCATTTTCAACATATTGACCATACACTAATTTATTTGCATCATCTGTAGGATCAGTAATACCTCCAGCCATAGATACTAAACTACTTATTAAATTACTACCACTAACAGTATTTGTTATTGAAGAGTCCCAATTAAACCATGAATGTGTAACAGGATCTATAATAATTATAATTGAGTTAGGAAAATCTAATTGACCGTATTCTTCAAAATATAATTCAAATCCTGAAGGCCAATTTACTGGATCTACTAAAAAATCTTTGTATGCTTGTAAATCTGCTGGGTATACAAAAGTTCCTGGATTTGTATGTATGTTTGCAACTCCAAGAGAAATATCTGACGGATCTGCATATACATCTAGTGTATCAATCATTGCTGTACCATTATGTAAATTTTCTAAAGGCATAACAAAATAAGATGTAGGTGAATTATCATCTACAGCAAATGGAATAGGATTACAGTTATTTATAAATACTTCAGATCTTTGATTAACTAAATATAAATAATCAGAAGGAAGTCTAAATTGATCTATCCAATGATTGTTATCATATTGTTCTTTATAAATAGTAGGAGCAGAATATTCTTTAACTAATGTTCTTAAATCGTCAATTCTTTTTTGACTATTTTCAAACCCTTGTCCATATTTATTATTCTTACCATATTTTGTGTTTAAAAATCTAGACATAGACTTATTTAACTCTATATCTATTTCTTCACGTAAAAGCATATCAGCTTGGAGTGAATTTATCTTATCCACTCCTTGCCGAATTGCTATATGCATTTGATTTACATTCATATTATACTAAAGATAATTCTTTAAGTTTAGATCTTAATATTGTTAGCGTACCAGAATTCTTTTTATCTTTTAAATAAACTACAGCATCTTCCATTGTATCACCAATAACTTCATCAATAAAAATTACTTGGTTTCCAATTTTTCTTAAAACTCCAGCTGAAATCATATGTTCTACTTCTGCTTTTAATTCTAAGTTTTTATCTGTAGCTACTTTAAGGAACTTTTTAGGTTGGCTATTTTTTAATTCATAAAGAGCATTTTCAACTTGTTCAATACTCATCCTATCAGGATTTGTATTAGACATAATTCGTAATATTCTCTTCATATTCTCATTGTTAGAAGAAACTTTAATAAATTCTTTATCCGCATCTTTCTTAAGTTTGATTTGGTTATTTTTAACCTTATCATCTCTTGTAGTGTCTTGGATATAAAATCTTTTATTAAAATCAGAATCCATTTCTTCTTTAGTCAAAGCTACATGAGGATGTTTAACAGCAAAGCTGTATTTGATATAATCCATAATACTTATTGGCATACCATTGTCATCCTTACCAACTTCTAGTTCTACACCTGTAAATCCTACAGGTATTGTAAGTTCTGCCCAGAATTGTTTAGAATGTTTTGGCCAATCATTATGATCAGGACTAACATCTAATATTCCTTCCATAAACTTTTTTTCTTCAACAGGGCTAAATCCTTTTAATGGTTGTCTATTTACATAAACACTACTAAGTTTCATTGTAGCTTCTGCTCTTACTGCTTTAGGTAAGTAACCTCCTAGGTCCTTTCTCCTTAAAAATACTTTTTTACTCATAATATAGTTCTTTTAAAGTTTTAATTATTGGTTGTAAAGAATAACTCACCGGATAATTTTATATAGATTAATTAAAGCGCGGGGGATTGCTCCCCCACAGCTCTAATCAAAACCAATATATAGACGCACGTTAATGCCAGATTACGATGCCGTACAAGTGATGTCTAAAGAAGTATCAAAACGTCTTAACGCGATACCTGCAGTTTTCAACATGTGTACAGACGCCCCATCAACATCAGATGCTCTAGCAGAAGTTGAATCAAATCCTCTAGGGACTACAGATCCAGCAACACACCATCTCATAGACTCACGACCTTTTTTGTTGATCATTTGTAGGTTATTTTGTCCATCATAATTTGATTGATCAACAAATACCATTCTATAAGACTCTAAAGAGTATCCTGTAACAGGGTGCTTCGCGCGAGCCTGAGCAACAGCACCATGATCAAATAATGGTAATTTTACCACGTTGATTGTGTGTCCGTCGATATGCTCGTACGAATTAAAGTAACCAGTTAAACCTAAAGATCTACCAGATCCTGTGATGAAACGATTCTCACCTCCTACTTTCCAGCTACCAGCAGCACCTGCAAAGTGATTTTTAAGAGCTTCATCAAATTCTCTAGCACCTCCTGTTCCAGTGTAAAGAGTTACTTGTTTTTGAGCAGCATCAGTCATTTGATAAAATAAATCACCAATGATGTTCTTTAATTTGGTTTCAGTCATAGTAGAGTAAGTGTCAGTATTAACAATTTGCTCTAATAGACCTGGGCCTACAATTACTGGTTGTCCATTCTCATCTTTCATAGAAGTTACACCGTTTGAATCATAAGTTTTTTGACCATACCAGTAGTACATTTCACATTCTTCTTTGAAATCTAACATGTGTAAGTACTCTTCATAGTCCATCCAAAGTTTAGTAGTAGATCCACCTTTAGTTGGTAGAGAAAACTCTGCTACATAATCTTTAGCGTTTCCAGACATGTGGTAAGATTTTCTAACTGTAGTTAGTTTGTTTCTTACTTTTCCTGGAGTTTCCCAGTTTGAAGCGTTACCTCTA